TTTTCACCGGCTTTGTTCTTGTGAAATCCATTGCGCCCACGGCTAACGCCAGCCGCCTGAACAGCGAGGATAAGGTCATCGTTATTCTGGCGGTTGAAGAACGGCATGAGCCGTTGCTTCCCTGCGAAAGCCTGGTTGATGAGCAGGTATTTCTCATCATGTCGCATAGGATTTCCGAGATACACGTCAATGACAGTCCAGCCATGGCGTTCAAACTCATGGATGATCACCCAACGAAAGTCCTGTTCGTTGACCGCATAGTTTGACCCCAGGGCCGTAGTGTCATAATAGAAAATCACCGTCTTATTTTGGTGAAAAGCGTAGTACTGGCAGAAGTCGTCAATGAGAGCGGGAAGTTTCCGCTCGAACTTGACGTAGAACGACTTCAGGACGTTCAGCCTTCTGCCCGACGGCTGACCTGCCACAATCCAGTTGATATTTGCGTTATAGTCCATGCCGATGCAGATAGGAGCGAGAGGGTTGCAGTCGCGGTCAGCGCGGCAATCCAGTTCACCGCTAAAGCTTTGCGCCTCATTCTCGGAATAGAACGACTGCGCCACCTCATCGAGGTATTCAAAGTTAGAAGCGTCGTACTTATGCCGCTCCTTCATGGAAGAGTAGAAGCCATCCTTTGCGATGCCTATGCGTTGGCAGAGAATGGAAGTCTGGAATGTCAGCGGCGTAAGGTCACGCTTCATCTGTCGGATGTAATTCTCGCCGAGCAGCTGCAAGTTCTCGATGGACGAATACTCCTTGTAGTATGTCGCCACAGAACGCAGTTGATTCAGTTGCCTGTCCTTGTGCCGAAGCTGATAGATCCAGGCACGAGGAATTTCCTGCCCTGCAGCTTTGGTCTTCTTCATCCGTTCCTTCAGCTTCCAGATATCATACACCAGCCCCTCGATGGCCCGTATCACCTCCACGTCCATCTTCTCCTTGTAGTGCAGGAACCAAGACCCTTTCTGTGTCTGCGGCATATCCGAGAGAATGAGGATAGAATGATTGCACGAATGCTTTCCGAAGTGCGACTTGATACCACCATTTGCCGGAAGCGTCTCATCCTTCAGGCGGTTGTAATCAATGAACTTCGCTTCGTCAATCAGCAGCCACGAAAGGGTCAGGGAGTTTGAGGAGCCTGGCCTGTCCTGTGAGATAATCACAGCACACGAGCCGTTATAGAACGAAATCACATGTTCAAACTCCGCCGGCTCGATGATAGGCTTCGCAAACGTCTTCGGCGGTTTTCGTCCGATGACATAATGCACGCCCCGAATATAACCCCATCGCTTCCATGCCGCGAACAGCCCTGGCAGCGTGTTAGTCAGGCCATGCTTGAATGTCGGTACCACGATGCCCCCAGTGCTGCCCGGCATCCGTTGCATGTTGCGCAGCACAAACGGAGCTGCTATAGAGTCCGTTTTTCCTGTTCGTCGGCCCGCCACGATAACCGAGATGTTCGCTCCGATGAGTTGCGTCAGACGCTGTGGCTTGTTAAAATAGACTTTATTCATGAGGTGGACAAAATGCTTCTGAGGTAGTGACGAAAAACAGTGATTTTTAGAGCTTATTATTGATTCCGCAGATGAAAATCGGATTCTTCCCCTCTTTGAGGAGCAGATTCTTCATCGACTGGAGCGTAGAACCCGTAGTGACAAAATCATCAAACACGATGACATTCCCTTCGTGTGGGATGTTGTTCGCGTCAAACACCGCCCCGATACGCTGCTTCGAGCGACAGTGAGCGCAGTCGAAGTAGAAGGGGATGCCCAGCTCTGCAGCCAGACCTTCTGCGATGCGCGAAGCAAAATTCCTCTCCTTGTGCCTTCGCATCGGTGTTGTCACCAACGCCCATGAGCCATTACCGAGATGAAACCCAATCATCTCGTGAATGACCGGCACCAAGTTCTCAATGAAGAACGGCACCATTGAGTCATCCGATTTGATGTCAGTGAGGGTACGTCCGAACACCGACTTCTGCCAAATCGTGATGAAGTTAGTGGAAGCCCGTCGGGTAAGGCGCAGGTGGTACTGGAAATCACACCGTGCCTCCTCCGACTTATCCCATGCCTTTCGTGACTTCACGCTGAATATGTCTTTGCCTGCAGGGGCATTTTCAGAGAGCGAGAAGTCCGGCATTTCGGGCACCACAATCTCCGAGGTTATCGAGCCGATGCCCTCGGGCGTGTTGATTTCATTGAGCAGTTCTTCAATCATGCTGAGCGTTAAAAAGTAAAACTTAAAATGCCCGACGATGTATCACACACCATCGGGCATCCTGTACAAAAAGTTTTTAGCACGTTATTGAGTGGGAATCAGTCTTCGAAAGCGTTGCAGTCGATAGTCCCTTCCTCCGTGTCAAGGGTGCCCATGTAGAAGGGAGATGGAACCTCGTCCGTAGCTTCCACAGAGATAGTGGTGGACGTAGCCCCTGTAGGGCCTTGTCCGTTATCCTGTGCGACGGTCGTCTTGGTAATCCACTTCTCGCTACCCACGACGCGGAAATAGCCCTTGGTATCCTCCACGACAAACACGTTGTCGCTGTTATTGAGGTAGCAAGCAGCAGCCGAAGCTTCAGGACCTACGCCCGGATGCACTGCAGTCAGTTTGTTCAACTGCGTCTGCGAGGGTACTTCACCCTGTGCCTCCGAGGTCAGCTGCGACTTATCCGCCAGGATGTCGATGAACTTCCATTTCGCATCAGCCACGAGGGTGAAGTTGCCTGTGAGAACAGCCGTCTTCGCCCTGCGGTTGTCCTCCCTGTTATAGGGAGGCCACTTAGCGATTTGGCTTTTAGCAATATAGTAGATGCGCTTTCTGATGCCAGGCAGCTCAGGCGTGCCCATGCACCATTCGAGCGACTTTTGAAGGGGAGAACATTCTACAGCCATAACATTCAAGTTGAAAGTTGAAAAATGAAAGTTGAAAGTTAGCCCGCCAGCTCAATGACCTTCATTCTGCGCTTGTCGATAGACTCGAACTGACAGCCGAAGAACATAGTGGCGATGTAAGAGAGGATGAAGGGCTCATACTTCTCCACGGTCACCGATTCCACGTCACCCATCTGGTCATAGCCCACGAGCATGTTTGTCTTCGGTGCGATATGGATGTAGCTAGAGCCAATCTTGTTGTAGAGCGGCACGATATGCAGACGGCCATTGCTGCCCTCGACGGTGGTCTGCTGGTACTGCGTGTTGTAGGTGATGCCCCCGTGATTGAGCAGATAGCTCTCGTTGTAGGCATCAGCGAACTCCTGTGTGCAGTACATATTCAGATCCATTGCACGAAGGCGCGGGTCGAGAGAGAAGAGGATATCCTTTGCGATGTCGCACGCATTGTCCTTGGTGATGGTGTCCGTCAGTTTGAGGTAATTGCCCTCTTCCTTGGACAGCTTGCCCGCTGTGACCTCCGCCTTAGTGATGGTATCGAAGCCATCGAAGAGGTCCATTGTGGTGTCACCGGCTGCGTTGCGTTTGCCAGCCCAGATAGCCGCATTGAGGTGTTCCGAGAGGCCACGCGCGATGAGCGCCAGCACATGAAGGGCTGTGGGAGCCTTCATCTGACCATCGCCCTTTGTGTCGCCGATTTGACCGAGCAGCGTAGATACTGCGGTGTTCGGTTCAAACTTGGCCACGACACTACCCATGAATGTCTCCAGGGTGCGGTAGTCCACATTGAGATTGAAGTCCGTAGAGCGCGAGGGCTTGTAAGGGCCGAACTGTGCATCCCCGGACAGAGCGCCCACATTCTCCTTATAGCGTATGCCAGGGCGAGCAGTCATGTACTGCAGCGTGTCCTGAATACCGATGATGGGCAGCATGAGGAGGTCCTTGCGGTACTTGGTTGCCGCTTCCTTGAACTCCTCCGGAGTAAATTGAAGTTTTCCTGCCATGATGATGAATGATTATAGATTTGAGATTAGGGAATAGAGTCAGCCGATGGAGTCAAACAGCGCCTTTGCGCGGTTGAACGTGTCGCAGTAGTCTTCAGCTGAAGAACGCTCAGACATTTTATTCTCCTTCTTCTCGTCCTCTACGACGTGAGAAGTAGAATCGCCCGGAGCCTTCTTCAGTTCCGCTATCTGTGCCTGAAGTGATGCAATCACCGTATCTTTAGCGGCCAGAGCCTCGCGGTGTGCCTGTTCCAAAGCGGTGATGCGCTCCTCGGCGGACTGTTGTGTGCTTTCCTGTGTTGTTGTTTCCTGCTGTGCCGATGCTCCAGGAGCCTGCTGCTGTTGCTGCTCCTGCTGTTGGTTGTTTGGATTCATGTCAGATTGAGTGTTAGAGTTAGACTTAAATAGATTTGTCAGTGCCTCGATGAAGCGAGAGAGCAGAGGAGTAGACTGCACCTGCGAAGCCAGTTGTGCAGGCACCGGAATTCCAGACGAAGCCATGTCTGCGGCGATGCTGTCCGTGATAACCGGTGCGGCATCCTCGTCGTAGTGGGTGATTTCATCCACGAAGCCCCATTCCAGTGCTTCCTGTGCGGTGAGCCATCCCCCTTTCTTCATCAGTGCCAGCAGTTCGTCCTGCGACTTGTTGCACTTGTCGGCATACATCTGAGCGACATTCGCATCCATTTTCTCCAGGTCGGACTTCATCTGCTTTGCTTCCTTGATGATGTCCGCCAGTTTGTCGCTGTTCGCCGATGCCCAGCGGAAGAACTCCATGGAGCATTTGTGAACGAGATACATGGCCGAAGAGTCGATGGTGACGTGCTTAGCACCGAGTGAAGCGATGGTAGCCGCCGATGCATTCATGCCTACGAAATGCACATGCACGTTACCATGGTTGCGGAATGCTGCCACGATAGAAAGTGCCGTTGCCAGCGACCCACCCAGTGAGTCGATGAGCACATGCACTTCCGTATCGGGATTGCGGTTAAGGACATAGTCCACGTAATCGCTGTCGAAGTCATATCCTCCGACATACCCTTTGAGGTGAAGGTGGTATTTTGATTTAGCCATAAAAAAAGAGTACCTTATGCGTTATGATGCAAAAGTACTCCTTAATAAATAGGTAGGAAAAGACAGGGTTAGGTGAGGAAAACCCTTATACAGAGCAGGGAATGAGCGATTTTCTGCGTGTGAACGATACCTTGTAAGCCTTGATGTTCGTTTCTTTGTCAATCGTAGCCGTTATCTCCACCATCGGGTGCGGAGCTTCCCGTGTCCCGATGAGAAACGTGGCCCCTTGTGCATCCTTGATGACGAAAGCCAGGTGAGGAAACTGCTTGATGTCAGCCGTAGAAGAAAACTGCAGCACCGTTTTCTCCGAGTAGCCACCATTGACGTATTCCTGTTCCGCCTCGCATTTTGCGGTGCCATAGTGCTCTATGGCCGTTGGGATAGGGAATACCCCGATAGGGATGCCAGCCATGAACTTCTCGGTGATGTTCGGCGGAAGTTCGCTGCATGGCACGGTGGAGATACCGACGATGTTAGGTAAGGACTGATGCATAAGTGGACAAAATTTGTTTGAGGTAGTGTAAAAATATCATTCTTTCTTGCGATGTTTGCTTGTCTTGCGGTCTGTCAGCCGGTTATTCGGGCAATAAACAGCCCTTTTCCGCTGTAAGATCTTCGCGATGGTGTTCCAGTTCGTATCATCATCCTGAATGCCGTTATCCGCCATCCATTGCGAGATAGTGATGTCCGTCCGCTTCACCACATTTCCTATGGTGTGCAGATCCTTCCAGAGCGCCACCTTGAAGCGGTTGCGGATGCAGGCATGAAGGCACACCTCCCCACGCGGCGGCAGGTAGTTGTAAGTGCGTATGTCCTTATGCTTGAAATAAGGCAGCACAATCTCCACCTGTCCGGGGAGCGGTTTTGTCTGCGGGCGATAGTCAGGGTCTGTCGGTTGCTTTTTCAGGAAAAGCTCCAGCAGGTCCGCTTCCGCAGACCCTCGTTTGATACGAATGGGGTATTCCCCTCCGTGGTGGTGACAGAGCCACTGGGCGAGGTACGGTTCAAGGGTGAGAAAAACAGTATAGACCATAGGCGTTGTTTAGGGTACAAAGATACCAAAATTTTACTTTAAAGAAACAAGACAAGTGCCTGAAAACGAGCAAAAATAACTCTTTTTAATAAAGTTTTTCCGCCCTGTCACAC